CAAACTAGAGTACAAAATGCTTCACGTATAGGTGATATAGCTAACATGAACTTTACTGCTGAACAGCAAGTAGCATTAGAAAACTCTCGTGTTGCAAATACTATAAATTTAAATAATTTAGGTAATAGACAGGCACTTGTTTTAGCAGAAGCATCTGCATTGTCTAATATGGACATGTCAAATTTAAGTAACAGGCAACAAGCTGCAGTAATGAATGCACAAAGTTTTATGCAAACAGATATGGCTAATCTAACAAACAGACAGCAAACTGAATTATTTAATGCACAGGCTAGACAGCAATCAATGTTCACAGATCAAGCTGCAATCAATGCATCTGCACAGTTTAATGCTACATCACAAAATCAGGTAGATCAATTTTTTAATCAGTTACAATCACAGGTAGGACAGTTTAATGCATCACAGGCAAATGCACAATCACAGTATAATGCAGGTCAAGCCAATACTATAGAAAGATTTAATGCAGAATTAAATAATCAACGTGAGCAGTTTAATGCACAGAATAGACTAGTTATTGACCAAGCAAATGCACAGTGGAGAAGACAGATTGCTACAGCAGATACAACAGCAATTAATCGTGCTAATGAATTAAATGCAACTGCATTGCTAGGTTTGTCTAATACAGCGTATAATAATTTATGGCAACATTATGGTGATGTCATGGAATGGGCTTGGACATCATCAGAAAATAATGCAGAGAGAGTGTTGCAAATGGCTATGGCAGAATTAGATGCTAAAGTTAGAACTGATTTGAAAAACCTAGATGCCGAAATAGGTGAAGCTGAAAATATTGGTGGTCTTGTATCTGACTTATTCTTTAAGCCTATTGCAGGTACATTATTAGGAGGTATATTTGGGTAATGAGTTATTTTAATGAACCAACAAGATTAGCTGTTTTAAATCTCATGCCAGAGGTTGAGAAAATGTTTAACGAAACACCAAAAGATAATAAACCAACAGGTAAGGGGTTGTTATCTCGTTCTGTAACATCTTCAGGTGTTGGTGTAAGACAGGCAATGGGAGTTACAGAAATACAAAAAGTAAGAAACTATATGGTAAATGTTCGTAGAGAAATGGCTAAATATAAAGCACAACAAATAGAAAGAAAAGAAGAAGATGTCATTTAGAAAAACACCTGCATTTGATGCACCTATTCCGGGGCAATCTTTAACATCAGAACCAAAGAATCGACCTTGGAGAAACCCACCTCAACTAGACACAGTTGAAGATGCAATGGAATATTATTTTCCTAAATTGTCTGACCCTAGTTTTGCACCAAGATTACTAGACGTAATTGAAAGAGGTATACCATTAACATCTTTAGCAGAGGTTATTGTAACAGGTGGTGCTATGGAAGGTATACATAGTATAGATGTAGGTATGTTAGTCGCACCAATACTTGTAGAATTTATGAAAGGCATGGCAGAAATAGCAGAAATAGAATTTAATTTAGGGGATAAAGATAAATCTGAATCAAAGATAGACCCACAGCTAATGGAAAAAACAATGAAGAAACTAAAAGAAGAAGAAGCTAATCTTGAAATGATTTCAGAAGGTATGGAACAAGAAGAAGTTAAAGAAGAAGAACCTGTTACAGGTATAATGGAGCGTAGAAGGAGTGCATAATGGGATTTAGACTAGCATCAGCAATAAGTGGTTTTGCTAAAAGAACATCACAAAATTTAGATGCTTTACAAGCTAAAGCAGATGATGCAACCAAAACTGCAGCCAAAAGATTTGCAGATGAAGCATTACTTGTAAGAAAAACTAGAATGGCTGAAGGAGTAAGATTTGATAGAGCTGCAAGACAGGCTAAAGCAAAGTATGGTAATTTTTTAAATGATGCACAGCTTGAAGCACTTCTTTATGGTGGTCCAGAAAGTATAGAAAAACTTGACCAAACAGTTAAAAATGCACAAATGACTCATGCTTTTGAGAAAAAACAAGGTACAAAAGTTGGTGATTTTGATTTAGGTTCTTTTCTAAATGATGAAGTATTTAAAATGTACGAAGGTCAAACATTAGATACATCTAAAGTTAGAACACTTAGCGAGATTAGAGAAGATTATTTATCTAACGTAGCACCTATGATTATGCCTAATATAGATAAAATAGCAGGTGATATACAAGGTATGACAACAACATCTATGTTTAAGGGCATTGACAAAGACTATATTAAAGCAGGATTGCAGACAGGTATTGGAGATTTACCACAACAATACAAAGGTCCAGATGCAAACCTTCAATATAGAGTAAATATTAGTAATGTAGACCCAATGGCTACTGCAGGATTTTTAACTGCAATGGCAAACGTAGATAAAATAGAAAGTGAAACAGACAAAAATATAGCAATGACATCTAATATTGATGCAAATACAACTCTTACATTTAATCAAAATTTAGAACAGGTTATAAAAAATAATTTTGTTGAAGAAATGGAACAAGAAAAAATAAATAAAATAAAATCTGAAATAGGTTATACGGAGTCTAAAACAGAAGAAGTTAATTTTAATGCTGACATACTTGAAGAAAAATTAAGTTTATTAGATAAGTATGGAGAAAAAGAAAAAAATCTAGGAATAGCTTTACTTAAAGCACAAATAGCAGAGAAAGGTAAATATAGTGACCTCGAAACTCTTCAAGCCACATTAATAAATAGAAAAATACAATTGAGAGAATCTATTGCAGTAGACGGATTTCCAAGTGCTGATATACAAAAAGAAATAGATTTCTTAGATAATGAAATAGCAAATATTGGAAACGCTATAGCTACAGTAGAGGGAACATCTAATGAAAGTGAAGTATTTTCAAAAGCAAATGAGGGTGCTAGATTTAAAGATCTACTCGCAAATCAACTAACTCTTAAAAACATAGACTTTACATTAGGAGATATAGATGCTACAATACAAGCTAAATTAGATGGTCAGCAACCACAATATTTTGAAGCATTTAAAAAAGCAACTATAGAGTTTGCAAACTTATATCAAGGAACAAGAGGTACAAAGTATGCAATAGCTATGAATAATTTATTAAATACTGCAATGATAGATTACGCTCAAAGCAATCCTGATAAACTAACACAAATTAAAAACTACAAAACAGTAAAAGATGCAAATGGTAATGTAAAAGAATTATCATACGAGTTAGCTGATGGTACAGAAACGCAAGGAGTTGACCCATTACAAATTAATACATATGCTCCTGATGACCCTAGAAATCAAGAGGGCATACTTGCACTAAATGCACTAAAACAAAAAATATTTAGTGTGTCTACAACACCACCAACTCCCGGACAAACCTATGCAGGTCAGACGCTAACTAGAGATATGTTTATAGGAACACACGTATATATAAACGATTATTATGATGATGTAGAGGAAAAACTTTTAGATAGCCCAATTCAAAAAATAGCAATATGGAACGGAACAGGGTTCACAATTTCAAATTAGGATTTTAAATGAGTAGTTTAGAAGATAGATTAAATCAAGGAAACAAGAGAGTAACAACTTTTTCTGACCAAACAACTATTAATAAAACTAATTTTAATTCTTTACAAAATAGATTAGATAGCAACTCTAATTTTACAAGTGAAGAAAAAACTACGGCTGTTCAAGAAATAACACCTGTATTTAAATCTTTGGTAAACAAAGAAAAATTACCAGAGGGGTGGGATTTTATTCCACAAGTTCCAACAGGAGATAATACGTATCAAAGAGTAGTTATAAAAAAAGATAAGCCTAATATACAATATACAATTAATTTAGAAACAGGTGACGTAGAACAAAAAGATATATCTAACAGAGATGATATGGGGGATAAAAGAACTTCTTTGTTTAGGTATAAAGATACAGGAGCAATGACTAATGTTTTATATAAACAAGGTGTAGACATACTTGCCGATGAAGAATTTATTTTAAAAACTGTTCCTGACTATTTACAGCCATTAGTGCGAGTTGTGGCAAAGGGTGCTGACTTTGTTGTAGTTAAACCTCTTGCTATTGGTGTTACAGCAGGTGCTGAAACTATAACAGATGCAGGTAATGCAATAATTCGTGCAGCTAAAGATAATATAGCAGATGATTCTGTACTAGATAAATTATTTGGTTATTATAAAATGATGGACCCCAATAAAGGTGGTAGAAGATTAGCAGGAGATATAGGTCAATTACTAGAAGTATCTGAAGCAGGATTTGCAGTTAGACCTGTCGGTACAGTATCAAAAGCATTTATGGGTGGAGAAAAAGGTAAAGTAGTATATGAATCAATACAAGATTATAAAAATGCCATAAAAAAACAAAAAGAATTAGACGCTTTTGAAAAAACAGGTAAAAAATTAAATGAAAAAGAAATGGAGTTATTTTTAAGTGGTAAAAATTTAAATGTAGAAAGAGCAAGAATAGCAACAAATGAATATGAAAAAGCTAGGCAAAATTTAGCTAGTAAAGTAGCTTCCTTAAATAACGATATAGCAGATAAGTTAATAGATGATTTCGAACAAACTACAGGCACAGTAATAAGTTCAGTTGTACAAGGTAAAAAAGTCATTGACTATGAAAAGGTTAGAGGTGTAGGAGAAAAAAAATTAAATAAAAAATACTACAATGAAGAAGACGAAATAAATATAGAAAATGATGAAAGATACAGTGATTTATATTTTTTAAAGGGAGAAGATGGTGATTTAACATCTCCTATATTAAATCCTGATAAATTTGATAAACTAGTAGCTTTAGTTTCTGATTTAAAAAAAGCTAATCCTGATGAATTTGATAAAAAAGTAGCAGATACAATCGACCCACTAGAGGGTACATTAGAAGGTTTAGGTGTTAAGAAAAAGAAAAAAGCAAAACCTAAAACTCTAATAGATGAATTATTTGATTTAACAGTAAAAAAAGATTTACTTGCTTCTGATGAATTAACAGAACTATTAGCAAAATATGGTGTAAGTTTTGAAGATTATATTTTAATGGTTGTTGGTTCTGGAAGTAAAGCAGGAAAAATATTAAATAAATTATCTCAAATAAAAAGAGTTAGGTCTTTTCAAGAATTAGCAGAAATAAATGCTAAGAAAAAAGCTGCTAGTGAAAATGTATTTTTTAAGGGTTTGCAAAGAATAGAAAATATAAGAAGAGGTGGATTAGTTGGTACTATAGCAACTGCTGCACGTAATTTAGAATCTGCCTTAATACGTACTCCAACAGAAGGACTTGTTAATTTATTTGAGACATCTATATTAAGATTTGCACAGGGTTTTGATAAAGAAGATTTTTTAAATTTAAAACCAACTGCTAGGGCAGTGGGAACATTTTTTAATCCAATAGATTGGAAAGATAGTTTTAGACATTTAAAATATATTTATAGTGATAGAGCAAACGCAGAAGACTATACTAATTTTATATTTGAAAATCCAGAGTTTGATAAACAAGTATCTCGATTTTATGATATGGTAAGTGAGATTAGAAAATCTCAAGGTGCTGGTTCAGGTGGAAAATTGGATGCCATACTTTCTGAAATAGAGGGGGTTGTAGATGTCGTAAACAAACCAAATAGGTGGCAAGATTACCTTATAAGAAGAGGTGTTTTTTTAGCTGAATTAGAAAGATTAACTCGCAGAGACATGGGTATAGATTTAATTGAAACCATAAATAATGGTAAAATAAGAGATTTAATAAATCAAGCACCTAGTATACAAGGTAGAACAAAAAAAGGTAGATTTAGTAAGCGTAAAGTCACACCTGAAGCACCTAAATTTATAGAGTTAGTAAATGAAGCTACAGAAAAAGCATTAGATATTACCTATGGTTCTGCACCTAAAATACAAACATTTAGAGAAATAGCAAACTTTATAACAAGAAAAGGTTTAACAACTATAATACCATTTCCTAGATTTATGTTTAAATCAATGGAGTTAATGGGTGAGTATTCTATGGGATTACCTATTGCGTTAGCAAAACAGATAGTTCGCAAAGGAAGTAAATATGATGCAACTATGGCTGCTAGAAACTTAGTGGGTCTCACGATGGTTGGTGCTGCAGGTTTATACAGAAATCAAGAAGATGCACCTGCTGAATATAATAAAATGCGATTGCCTGATGGTTCTTTGTTAGATGTAATGCCTATTTTTCCTATTGGGCAAATGCTTTATATAGCAGAAGCAGATAAAAGATTTAGAAATGGAACATTTGATAATTGGTTTGATGCTAGAGAATTTATTAAAGTATTTACAGGAACAAACTTTCGCCCCGGAATGACAGGTGAGTTTTTACTTAGAGATTTAAGTGAGTTAGCAGGTTCTGCAAATATTAAAGCAGGAGAAAAGGCAGGTAAAACTGTAGGAAGAATAGTTGGAAATTATGCTGTATCTTTTCTACAACCATTTTCAATGGCTATAGATTTAGAAAGATCGTTGGGTGGGAGAACAACCAAGTTTAAAGATGCAAACTCTGATCCTGACTTAACTTTTTTAGGTAGTTTAGTAAAAGAATTTAAAAGACCATTTAAACAAAGAGGTTTTATATCTCCATCACAAGAAGCAGCGTTACCTGATAAAGCATTAGCAATGCAACAGGGTGGTTTAGAAAGAATGTATCCTGTAGCAAGGTTACTAGGTGGTTTTAACATAACTTCAGGAGACACAGAAACCACTAACTTTATAAAGAGTTTAGGTTTAAGTGATTATGATTTTTCTGGAAAAACTAAAGTTGGTAGTGTAGACAATGCTATAAATGAAACAATAAACGATTTCATACCTAACTTAGCTGCTAAATATCTTTTAAGAAGTAAAAAGTTAAAAGCATTAGGTTATAGTGAAAGCTACGTGCAAAAGGATGTAAAGGCTAGATTAAAGTCAGATGTGACAAAAATGAAATCTAAAATAACAAAAGCAAGTATAAGTAAATCTGATGACCCTGCTTACATAACTGCATTATTTAAGTTTAGAAGTATGAATAAAGATTTTCAATCTGCAGGTATAGAAAAGTTTAAGGTTAGATATGGCAGATTTCCTGATGTAACAAAGGCAGAAGATTTAAACAGATTGTATTTATTAGCTTCTAGTCATAACAGTAAACTAAAATTCTAACCTACCTTCGGTCACCACTTCCCCCAAGTGTTCCACGAGACTTTCTTGATTGTAATTTATCTATATTGTCTTCCATTATCTTACCAAGATTAGTGTCTAGATAATCTGCTAACATTGCACAATACCACAACACATCTCCTATCTCACTAGCTATCTCTACCTCTGACCTAAATATTTTTTTGTCTCGTATTACTTTCTTTATTTTATTCGCAACTTCACCTGCTTCACCGACCAACCCTAATGTTAAATATTCCAACGCTCTTTCAGGTGGAAAGATAGCCGTAGTCTTTGCTTGTTCCTGATAGGCTGTTGCAGTTATCATACTTTTATTTTTATTGTCCATGAACTCTTTTACCTCTTGTTCTAGCTTCATACTTTTTAGTCCTTTTTAAATTAACAAAGTAAGCGAAGTCAAAACCTCTTTGCCACTCACGATGTAACATAGTGTTTAGAGGATAAGGACTTTTAACCTTACCCTTTCTAAACGACTTAATACCCCTTTCATATTGTAATCTTAAAGGTGCATCAAATTTAGATAAACGATTACCTCTGTGGTCATACCTATTTATCATTTTTACCTTTCTTCTCTTCTGTTGCTTGTTCATTTTGTTGTGGTTTTGCAAAGAACTTTTGCAACACTTCTAGTTTATCGTGATAGTCAGCTATTTTTCCTAACTCTATTTCAATAACTGCTTGTATATCTTGATGTGCATCTTCACCAATTCCCACAGGATTTGTAAGTATTACTTCCATATTTGCTATATGTTTATTAATCATACCCATATAATATGTTCTAGCTGCTCCAATTAACATTTCTCTCATTTTTTTGCTCCTATTTAAAAATTTTTCTTTATATAAAGCCCCTCAGAGGGGTGTAACACACCTTCCGAAGGGTAAACTACCTGATTATGTAGAACCAATATCTACTGTCTCACAAACTCCAGCAGTGCAAGATAACTCTTTACTGCCTGTTGTATGGTCTTCTTTTTCAAAATTTTGTAGTAAAGACCAATCTATTTGCTTTGGCATCTCTTTTTGTAGCTTTTCATACTCTTCTTTTGTAATATCTTGGTAAGGTGCTTGTGCATAAGTGTGGTCACTATGTGGTAAGAAACTTATTCCTGATATTTCATCGAAGTGTTTGTATACCCACGCACCTACTTCCATCCATTCTTCTTCTCTAACAGAGATTGTTACAGATGGTTTGTGTTCACACCAATACTCTTGATATGTTTGCCACATTCTTAATTGGTCAATGGCTGACATATCATTTCTTGTTGTTGCACCTTCAGGTGATTTCATAGGAAAGCTAAATACAGTTGTACTATTTGGTTTCATAACATCAGGTTCGTTAGGAATACCACTGTCAATCATAAACTGTGTTAGTGGGTCTTTGTTGTCACCACGAACAGTACGAATGTAATACTTGCTATGTCTAGCGTGTATGCCACTTGCACTATCCACAAGTTGTGAAACAGTGCCACTTGGTTTGACACAAGTGATTGCAGTTGATTGTGGTATACCCAACTCTTCAGAAAGTTTTTTATTTGTTTCAATAGCTTTCTCCTTTAATCTTGTAAGTATTCCACCAACTCTTAACCCATCAAATACTTGCTGACCATCTTCAAATACCATTGTGTTGTGGTCATTAAATAATTTATTATCCATAATCCCTGTAAGAGAAACACCAAGAAGCCTTTCTTCCTCTGTGTTATCTTTCCATATCTTTCTTAAATATTTAAAGTTAGTTAATGTAGATTGAAATGTTCCAAGAATAGTAGCCATTTCAACTTTTTCTAAAAGCGTTTCTTCCGTGTCATCTTCTCGGATGACTACTTCAGATAAGTTACAAAACTGATAGGGTCTTAGTATTATCTCACTACAAGGATTACACCCAAAAGCATAATCGGTTTTACGTCTACCATTTCTCTTAGCCTGTTCGATAGCAGACTTACGATTAAATATACCACGTTCACCTGATTTACTTTCGACAAGTGATAACCATTCACGCATAAATGTTTCCATTTGTATTTTATACTTGTAGGCAACGCTGTTATTGGACAATGCTCTTTGACTTTCATTCTCCCACCATTGACCTGACTTTGCGTGTCTCATTTGGTCATCACCTAAATTTGAAAGACTGATGAGGGCAGATCGCCTTACCCCACCAACGACTACTACCTCACCAATCTTACACATTATATCGTGACATTCTATGGGATACAATCTTCTACCTGCTGCACCTTTGAATATTCCGATACAAAACCGATACAAGTCCATTAGAGGTTCAGGACCTGATGCTCTACCACCAAATGTTTTAAGTCTAGCACCTGCAGGTCTGACATCTTCAACGTCAAACACAGGAATCTGACCAACATAAAGCATCGCAATGAGTTCCCTCAATGCTCTAGCCCAACCTGCCCTTGAATCGGCAACCTTAACTACTGTTGTACTATCTGCAAAACTCTCATTTACAACAGGTAGTTTATCTATATTTTCTCTTTCTACAGAAAAACCTACACCTGTTCCACACATAAGAATGTACATACATTCATCAAAAGCACGAGGACTATCAACAGGTATATATGAGCAGTTGTAACCTGCTACATGACATTTATCTAATGCCACTCCTGCTGTCATTAATGCTCTCATGCTAGGCATTACATTTAAATTTATTATGTGGTGAAACAATCTGTCTCTTAATTCATAAAAAACTCTTTCATCATAATTATAATTTTTAATTAAATGGTCTTGCATATAATTTAAATATCTGTCTACAGTCTCTGACCATTCTTCTCGTCTGTTTTCTTCAGAAAGCCATCTAGCATAGCGAGATAATGCTATAAAATTTTGGTAGTCTGTTGGTAGTTTATATCCTACGTTATTCATCTGTATTTCTCCCTTGTGTAACTCTCATAGCTACTATTTTCATTCCATTTATTTCATGCACATACTCTCGTAATGCTTCTGAAACATCTTCTGTGACTTCCCCATCAGAGGGAATAGCATACTCGTCAGGGTCTATGTTTATATCCATATATACTTTAACTTTTATTTTCATTTTTAATCTCTATTAATTTATTTAAATACCAACTTGCTTTCTTTAAATCTTGTAAACCATTTTTATATCTATATCTCCAAAGGTACTTAATTATATTGCCTTGTAGATAGTATTCAAAACCACTATCTGTAGCAGACTCAATAGCATCAATACACTCAACACTTTTTTGATTATAATGTGGTGGGTGATTTACCATGTCTTTAGGTACATCTGTTTGAAAATCTATCATGTCTTTTATTGATGCGTTCATTTAGCATTCTCCCTTGTTTTAAAATTAAGTCTAATGATGTTACCATCTCTTTCAATATTTGTCAATCTTTTTTTATCTTTTTTATTGTCTTGATTACTAAAATCTTTATCTATTTTTTGTAAAAATGTAGCTAAAAGTTCACTAAACTCTGGATTTTCTTCTGTAAGTGGTATTACACTACACATCATCTGACAGATATGCCAAATATCACTTTCATCTTTTTTATTTAATGGTGTTTTATCAGAAGAAATAATATTTAAAGTTAGTAGACCATTCCAATTATTAGTTTTTGGGTCTATAGATGGTCTAACTTGTATTATAAAGTCTTCAGGTTTAACTTTTGTAATCATTCTTTCTTTGTTCCTTTGTAAGCTATGAAGCTATCTATTTTAGTTTTCTTTTTCTTTTCTTTTAACCAATCTTCAGGTATACATTTGTCAGAAAAAATAAATCCATTTCTTATACACCAATCTGCATAATTAGATTTAGCATCTTTATATATTTTTGTTTTACTATTTGAGAAAACAAATCTAATATCTAAATCAGGGTGCTGTGTTTTTATGTGGAAATGTTTTTTTCTATCTGCAAGTTTAAATTCACCTTTAGTTTCTATTATTATACCATTTGGTAATATAAAATCAGGGGTATATTTTCGATAGTAGATGTCTTCCCACTCTATCTTAACTGTTTCATACTTAAATTTTACTTTTTGTTCAGTAAGATATTCGGCAATACTCTCTTCTAAACTACTCCTATACCCCCTAGACATTTAGAAATTATACCATCTAATGCTTGAGCCATAATCATAACCAAGTGCTTTCATTTCATCACGCACTAGCTTTTCAGCTTCTTTCTTTTGTTCAATAGCATGACGTAAACCTTCTGTTCTACGTTCACGATATTCTTTTTTAAGTTCAAAGAGTTCTTTCTCTTTTTCCTTAATCATTTCTGCCATGTCATCTATTTTTATATTTTCCATTATTCATCTCTCCATATTTTCTTTGCTTCTCTTTTTAATTTATCATTCCAAGTCCATGAATCATAGTTTGGAAATACTAAAGAAGCTAACTCATGTCTATCATCACTAATAGACAAAAACTTCTGTATACTAAATGCTACTTTTTTTAGTTGTTTTTCGTATACAGATAGATTTTTTAGTGTAAACTTCTTATGCTCTTTAGGTGTAGCAAAAAATAAATCTACACTATTGTTTGGATATGCCATAGAATACAATGCCATTTGTCTTTTTTGTGCTTCAGTAGGTTTGCTAGGCATTCTTGTAGTTGTTTTTAAATCTACTATCTTGCCTTCAAATCTAAAGTCAATATAACCAATGACAGGTATTGGCATATCCTCAAATTTTACTTCGACTTTCTCTTGATACTTCTCTAAGTTTTTATACTTAAAATTATTATCAATTACTTCGCCAAAGTTTCTTAATAGTTTCCTTTCCTTTTCTACTTTAACATCTGCCGAATCTATATTAGACTCTGCACACAAGGTAAGGAACTCCATATCTAATAAATCGAAATCAAACTTTCCTGTTTCATATTTATTAGCTAATACAGACTCCTGAACTATACCTCTGATTGCTCCTGCACCACTACCTGACTTGATACCAAACAAGTATCTAGCTACCCACATAGGCATGTCGCTTATGTAGGTATTCATACTGCTAGGTGACAAGTAGTTAATATTGTGTGCATTAAATGGATTATTACTTCGCATCAGATTCCAATTCTACATCAACAAATTCATTAACTGTGTTTGCTTCTTCGTCTGTAAGTTCAGACTCACGTTTGTCTGTCCATGTTTTAAATATATACTCATTATAATTTTTAATCCATTGAACAAACTCTTCAAATAATTTGTGTTGTTCATCTGTAATATCTAAAACATTATTCGTGACATCTGCTGTCGGAAGGTAAAAAGAGTTACCATTTGGTAAATCTCTTTTCTCTGTAGCACACTCAATGTTATGCTGTGGAAGTATGTGTTTCCACCCATGCATCTTTGCTATTGGAACACCCATTATTTTAAAAGCATCTCGGTTATCAATCTCCCAAATAAACGGAATACTTTTATCCATAACAATGTCTTCTCCTCTTGCATCTACAGGATTATTTAAAACGACAGTACCAAATATGGCACGTACACGTTTAATACCTTTGATTATTTGCTTTGTCTTTTCAGGTAAAGCATTGTAATCTTTTATAAATCCTGCAGGTTTGCCACAGTTAAACCCACCCATGTTATCTTTCAAATCATTGTTGAGTCCTTCCGACATAACTGTTTTAACATAAAACCCATTTTCATTATCAGGCTTAACATACTTTTTGTACATAAACCTTTGTATGTATGGTCTTATAGTAACAGTATCTGAATAGTAAGAAGTATCATTTTCTAGGTCATCTAGTTTGTAAACTCCACCATTAACAAGTGCAGCTTGGGTCTTCTTACCTTTAACTTCTACCTCACCCATAATAGGTGAGTGAGATATTTTTAATCTATTAAGTGTAGACGTTTGTTTCTTTTGAGAAACATCTGCTGTCATGCCCATAGATTGTGACATGATTGCAAAATTATCTGTGTCTATTGTTGCTATATTATTATTCATATTTTTCTCCATAGTTGAAATTAAATTATATCATATAACGTCTTTGGTGTCAAGCCAATTATCACCAATTTTTGCTTCTAATAATAATGGCACATTTAACATAATATCAAAATGTGTATTTATTATTGCTGTCATGTCTTCATTTACTTGCTTTATGATAGATAGTATAAACTGCACTTCATTTGGGTGTACATCTATAACTATAGAATCATGTACAGTATTAACGACACATGACTTACATTTCCACCATTTTAATCTACTATGTATTGTATTAAGTATAAGTGGAACTATATCTGCTGTAGCAAAACTCTGCACAGGGTAATTCTTTATCTGTGTAAAATAGGTAACACTACCATCTCTTTTTCTCTTTACATCAGGGAAAGAAAACTGTCTACCTGATGGTGTGGTTATCTTTCCTGTGTTCATAACCTCTTTAGCCAAGTTAGAATGCCACGAAGTAATCCCTTTGTATTTTTCCGTGAACTGTTTATAATATGTTGCTTCAGCAGTTGTCCTCCCAAACCCTGTTGCTCCGTAAAGAGGTGCAAATGTGTGTGCTTTACCCTCTTGTCTACTAATCTTTTGTCCTGCATCAGTAATAATCTTCGCAGTATACGAGTGAACGTCAAAGCCATCTTCAATCTCCTTTATTGCTGTTTCATCCTGTGACAAATATGCAGCAGCTCTAAACTCTAATTGTGCAAAGTCTGCTTCTAATATCTTGCCACCTTCCCAACGTGATACAAATACTCTTTTGACAGGAAATGTACCACCTCTAGGCATATTCTGCATATTAGGGTCTGCTCCACTAAACCTACCTGTTGCTGTTCTGTGTTGTAGCAGTTTAACGTGCAGTTTACCATCCTCTTTTACATTTGTTTGTATTCCATCAACAAAAGAAGATAGATAAGTGTCAAGTGCTGATAGTCTTATAACCTTTGATAAAAACTCTTCAGCTTGTTTCATACCTTTTTCTCTAGAAACTTTGAGTAAATAATCTAAATTAGTCTTACTTGTGCTCCATCCGTGTGCAGACACCCATTTAGCATTTGGTGGTGTAAATTTTAACCCTGCTATCTTATTAGTAGGTATGAACATATAACCAAGACTATCACATACATTACATTTGGTAGGTCGTGCATATGGCTTTCCATCTTTCTTTACCTTTCTTATTGACCCAACACCTTTACAGGTTTGGCATTTCTTTGCTTCTGTTTTATAAACTATAGTAGAATTGTTTTTTACCTTTTCTTTATACTCTTTAATAGACATATAAGGTGAGAATACTACAGACCATTCTGTTTTACTATTCGGTTTTCTGCTATATATTATCGTAGATAATTGTTCAGGACTATTTAAGTTTATAGGTGTGTGACCCATTAAATTAACAACTTCTTTTCTTAAATAATCCTCTATTTCTTTTTTCTCCTTTGTAAATTGTGTTCTAACATCATCTAATTTAGCTACGTCAACACTAAAACCATTCCTATATATATCAGCCAAAGTGAGGGCGACACTATTAGTAAGACTAACTGTATCATTAAGTCTAGAATATTCTTCGGTAGCAAGTTTATTAGTAATTTCATTGTATAACTCCTGTGTAGCTTTTAAATCTGCTGATAGGTAAGATGATAACTCTTCTTTTGGTATTTCATCTACTCCATAGCCATCTTTTAAATATTTTTTAAGTGTGTCTTGTTTTTTAGTATTTAAATTATATCTTTCTGCACAGGCTTCAAGTGATAGTGGTTTCTTCTGACCACGTTGTAGTATGTATTCACCTAACATTGTGTCAAATACTTTATAATCATATCTGTAACCTGTTTCCCAAAGCCACAATAAGTCGTGTACAATATTGTGACCTATCAATAGTGTAGTTTTATTTAATATTTCTTGTATTTTTTGTTTTGTACCTACACAAGCTGTTCCAAA